TTACTCCTAGTGTGGAAAGTATAAATTCTCTTACAAATGCAACAAAAGAGGTTACTAATGTACTGAATGACGAGTCGATACCGGTATGGCGTAAGTGGTTGGGGATGTTAAGTCCTACACTGTCACGAGCTAATAAACTTCTAGCCGAACAGAATAGAATGATACGTGAGGATAATGAGGAAATTATAAAGGGTTTAAAGCTTTCGGAATTGTCTTTGAATGATTTATTGGGAATACAGAATGTATATAAGACTTTAAATAAGGAGCGTGGTGATAATCGCTATCAGCAGACTCTTAAAGCAATTGCAGATGAGATAGATAAAAGAGCTTCAGGGATTAAAGCAGAGACAGAAGCACAAAGGAAAGCCCGTGAGGCAGCAGAAGAAAAAATAAATCTAGAAAAAAAGAAAAAGCAGGCGATTCAGGATACGATAGACATGGAGGAAAAAACTTCCGGAGCTATCGGAGAAAAAATAAAGGCTTTACAAAATCTGAAATCTGCAACCGATATAACCGATCAGGCAAGTCTGGATTATTATAACAAAGAGATAGCCCGTCTGAATTTACTTGTACAGAAAACGGACGAACTCAGCCGGAAACGGGTGCTCGATGCACAGAAAAAAATGGAAGGTGGCCCGATCAGCCAACCTGCTGTATTGTACGGGTTAGATGATGCTTTATTCGATATAAACGGTGAATTGCCGGTATTCGATGATCTGGCGCAATTGCCGGATAAATTAGAGCCTGTGCGGACCAAACTGCAGGAAATACAAAAAGACTGCATAGATGTGAGTGACGTTGTCAATGCAGCTTTTAACGATCTGGCGGTCGGGTTCGGCGAAAATATCGGTGAGCTTATAGCGGGATCCGGAGATTTGCAGGGTTTTGCCACACTCGTTGCCGGAACTTTTGCCGACATGGCCATAAATGTGGGAAAGACTGCGATATCGACGGGTATAGCCGTGAAAGGTATCCAGCTTGCATTGGAATCGCTAAATTGGGCTGCTGCCATTGCTGCCGGAGTTGCACTGGTGGCTTTGGGTACTGCTGTAAAAAGCTCTTTGGGTAAGATTGCCGATGGAGGTAATGCTTCGGGAACATTTTCCGGGAATGCTTATAGCAATGAGGTGAATATCGGGAATACAAAAGATTATTCTTCCGGGATGGATTCCGGTAAAATTAATGTAATTGTAAGTGGTGAGTTGAAAGCAAAAGGCAGTAATCTGGTTGCTGCTATTAATTCTGAAAATATACGTAAAGGATTGACGACATGAGTTACGGTTTGAAATACAGGCTGTCGTTTGACAGCGTTTCGGATACACCATACGAGATAAATATTCTGGAGGCCGGATATGACGGGCCTGTAGAAAACCGGAATCTTGGCAGTGTCCCTGTTCTGAAAATGGATGATGGCGAGGCCGTGCGGGGTACCTCTCTGGAATTGAGCATAGAAACCTGTTTTGACGGCGATCTCCGGGAGTTTTACACGACGGACAGAAAGAAGTTCCGGGTAGAGGTGTACCGTTCGGGCGTATTGTTCTGGAGCGGACACATCCTTCCGGAGCTGTATTCGGAGCCTTACATTTCCGTTCCTTTCGATGTATCCGTTACGGCCTCCGACGGTCTGGGCTTACTGAAAAATATTCCTTTCGGTCTGAGCGGCAAGCGTTCCGTGTTTGATGTCATCAAATATTGCTGTGAGCAGACGGGACTGGTGCTTAACTATGTCTTTGCATCGAAACTACTTGCTACCGGTATGAGTGGTGTGGCGAGCGTGTACACCCAGGCGTTTGTAGACTGCAATGCATTTGACGATGCGGATTGCTATGAGGCCTTGGAGAAGGTGCTGATCACTTTCGGATCCTATATCAAGCAGAAGGACTGCAAATGGCATGTGCTCCGGTATACGGACCAGGATACGGATCTGATGGAATATGATCCGTCGTGTAATTTTGCGGGCGGCTTCCGGCCTGTAATGAAAACACTGGGGGCTATCGGGGATGACACTTATCCTGTCGGGCAACTGGAATCTGAGATCGTCCCGGCCAGGAAGGATTTTACTATGGAACAGCCCTACGAGCTGTATCCGAGCCTTTTGAAAGACTATTGTTTTGCGGCGGTGGGAAGCTGGATACTTTCTCCCGGAGTACGGTTTATGCGTGTGGATGAAGAGACTTACTGTGAACTGAAACCGACAAAACTTCCCGAAAAACTCGAAGCCTACGTTATGCAGTCCATATCCGTAGAAGCCTGCAATCGGCCTTTCCGGATAGAGTTTCAGTTTTCGATATGTCTGATGTCAAACCGGGAGATCGGTTCGATCGACATGAGCACCGGCCGAAGTTTCCGGCTTGAGATTTTTATCACCGATTCCGGTGGCACCAGGCATTATCTGTCGGCTGAAGGCTGGGGGACAAAAGAGACATACATTGAAGTCCGCGGAGATGTACAGAACGGCAAACTCCGTATTACGGACGGAGTCAACTATGATTATATCCCTGCGAGTTTCGAAACGTTCAGAATCAATCTGGAGCGTATTCCCTATTCCGGAGAGATGGCTTTTCGCATTGTAAATCCTTATAAGTATTATACGGTTCCCGGCACGCCTGCTCTTGACGATTACAACGATATGAACATTATCTGCCTTAAGGAGTTTGTATTCACCAGCGATGTCGACGGAAATCCGGACGTGAACGTTTTGCTGAACCCGGAAGCGTCGACGTCGGCCCCTTCGCTGAAGGTGGGTTTTGTGGATGCGCCGTTTACGGAGAACGCCCGGGGCATCTTCAAAAACATACTGATGACTTCCGGAGGTTTTACGTCGGAGTGGTATTGCCGGGGAAGCGGACTGGATTCTTTTGCCAATATCGCCCTGCAGGACATGTCGAGCCGTATCGGCGTGCCTTCGTTTTGCCTGCACGGGGTGATCCATGCGACGGATTTTGATCTGTTGTCTGACAAGTATTCCGGACGGAAACTTTATCTGAAGGAGTACAGCTACGACCTGATGGAAGAGGAGATCGACTGTACGTTGTGTGAGTTGTTGCCGTTCAATGCCGGTATTGACGGAGAGATTACGCAATCGCCGAGGAGTTCGAACAAGTCCAAGACCGAAACGAGGGCATCGGGCGAGACCGAATACCGGAGCTACGGCGGGACGATCAGTACCCCCAAGATGATCCGGGAGCTTGTTTCCATGCCGGATGACCAGCTGTCGGAGGGCTGCCTCCTGGAGGTAGACGACAGGATGTCCGTATCATCGAAGAGGGTGACAGTCGGGGGGCTTACGGATTTGTCATACAAGCGGGTGCTGCAGTCAGGTGTGTTCTGGACCAAGGAGGAGATGAATTGTACGGACGGCTATCTGGAGGTACAGGGAGAGAAAATAAAGGCCGGGGACAGTGATAAGTGGAATGCGCATGAATTTGATGATTTTTTGGATCAACCCGTCAGGAAGACAGACAGCGTACAATTCAAACAAGTAACAGCGGATAAAATAACAACTGATGAAATAATATCCGATAATTTTGTTTCAGGCCCTTTAGGGGAAGGGATGAACCTTATAAGGCGCGATAGTAGCGGCAAATCCTATCTGGAAATAGATAAGATATTCGCACGTTATAAAGCAGTATTTGCAGCACTCGAGATCAGAAAACTGACTTATGCCGGAGGAAATTATATTTTCTCTCCGGCAGGTGCAACCTGTACCATGGTTGAAGATAAAGAAGGCTTTTACCGTTGTTATTTTACTGCCGATGACGGAGAAAAAGCTGTGGAAAATCTGTTCCGCACCGATGATTTTGTGCAATGCCGGGAATCGAATATAAAATCAGGAACTTACGAAAATATCAGTAACCGGTATTATTGGCGGAGATGTATAGCAACCGGAGATGATTACATTGACCTCTCTAAATCAGATTGTGATACAGATAGTGATATCCCTGCAATCGGCGATTCCATGGTTACGATCGGAAATAAAACCGTTTCCGCCAGGCAAAATGCGATAATAATTTCTGTATATGGTGAAGGATCACCTTCCTTTATTCAGTATAAAGGGATAAATACCTTTTCCCTGGAGGGTAAAGCAAAAATTATCATTTCCCCTGACCAGAATCGGTTTACAGGTAAATTTACATTCGAAACAGGTAAAGATGCAGAAGAGTCCATCGAAAACATACAGAATAATCTAGATAACCTCCAAGTTGGAGAAACCAACCTTCTTGACAATAGTAACAAGGGATGGAAGAATACTGGCTATCCAATAGCGACAATTTACTTAGGAGACTATAAACCCAAACAAGGAGAAGAATGTACAATTGTTATTAAAGGCAAATTAGGGGCGAATAAAACAAACTGGGCTGTTTACAATTCTGGAGGGAATGTTATATTGGCTAGTTTTTATCCTGGTGGTCCCGATACAGATTATATTGCTTTGAAAACTTTTAAATGGACGTTAGGGACGCCTGCTGTTGATAATACATTTATTCGAATATATCCAATGCCTAATAGTGTATCCGTTGAATCTGAAATAGAGTGGGTAAAACTAGTATTAGGCAATAAAACTTCGCTATTGTGGACCCCCTCTATCAACGATCAGAGGCAGATTGCAATAGATGAAGCGGGAAAGGTTGTTGATGGGATACAGATAGGAGGAGTAAATATATTAATCGGTAGTACAACCGGAACTGGGTGGACAGGATATACGGAACATAAAGATACAGAGTTTTCAATAAAGGACGCCTCTACGAGAGAAAGTTATATTCGTAGTGCGATGATAACAATACCTGGGAATAAAGAAATTGTTGTTTCTTTTTACGCAAAACATACAGGTCATCAAAATTATTTTGATTTTTATATTCTTCCTGCTTCTTATCCTGAAATTGATGCATTATTAACTAGTTCATATCAGTCAGGCACGGATTGGACATACAATGAATTTAAATTTACTACACCTTCGGACTGGGGAGAAGGGACACTAGTTTATTTAAGGATTGATCACAATGGTATGTCGGATGGTTCCGAATTTATTATCTCTGTAAAAGATGTACAAATTGAATATGGAAACAAAGCGACAACTTATTCTGTCCCTGAATCTGATAGAAAGGAAATAGCAAAACAGCAAGGGCTAGAAGGCGGACAGGAAGCAGTAAATGGATTACAGATCGGTTCCCAGAACCTTATATCCAAGAAAATGATGTTGAAGTGGAATGAGAAGAACAAGGATATTGCAGTTTGGGGGCAGGATGAAGATGGCATTTATTTAGCTGTAAATCAAAAATTATTATACAATTCGATAGCAGAAGGAACTGAGCAAAAAGACATTTTTAACAGCGCAATCCAATTCAAACAAAATACACAGAATGTCCTATCTTTCGAATATAAATCGGGGAGAAAAATTATTTTTCCTGTTATCAGTTTCCGTATTTGTTATACAGATGGAAGTTACGAGAATGTAAATTTAAGTGGTTCCGATACTACAAAAACACGTACTGATTACATAACAGATTCTAGCAAAACGGTTGACAGGATATCTTTAAATAATTCCATTACGAATGAAAACGTATTGATCTACAACATCTCCCTAATCGAAGGCAATAAACCCCTGCAAGGCTTTCCAGTAGCAGAAGAAGATCAGACCGGAGCAAATAATGTGAATCTGGCAGATGGGACGAAGGAATTTACGTTAGGCGTAGGATCTACGAATTATACCTATAAGGAATTATATGTATCTAAAATAAAGCCTAACACGGTATATTACGTAAATGCAGGTAATATTCAGAATTTAGTAGGTAACCCTGATAGATATTCTTTTGTACTTTATAATAAAGATGTAAGTACTGTGCTATGTCCAACATTAAATGCAGATAAGAATGGAGGTTTTTTAATCACATACAATAATTTCACTGAACAAGAAGGACGTTTATTGTGTTATGCAGGTATAGTTGGCTCCACTCTTGGTAACTCTGTAAAATTCACCGAAGTGATGCTAGTCGAAGGCTTTCTTCCCGCCCCTGTTTGGACTCCTTCTTTCTCCGAGCAGCAAGCAGAAATAAAAACGATAACGGAAACCCTGACCGAAATTAAAGCCGAAAACGGAGAAATAAGTTTAAGGATTAACGAAGTTTCTGAGAGAGTGGAAGAGGCTAAACAAGAGGCAATTGATGAAGCAAAAGAATACACAACTATTCAAACATATCGTGAAACAGAGATCGACTTAAGGGCTGAAAAGTGGGATCAGGACACATATTATCCGGTAACTATTAAACTACCAATAAATGAGACAAGGATAGAAGTTACTACGGAATTGGGTGATGCAAAACCAAAATGGTCAACACATGAATATGGTTTTTCAATGAACTGTGTATGGCGTAGTAACGGGAGTGGATGGGGGGCAAATGTTGTTAATAGAATAATTGAGGTTTTCGAATATAGATTTACCAAGGAAATACCCGATACTACCCCAGTGCAATATATACTCCCTGCCGGCAGTATTGTGCAAATAATTAGTAGTAGCGAAGAACTTATTTATCTTCGTGGAGGTGGTAGGTACCTATTTAAAATCGGGAACAATTGTGTAGCAGTAGTACACGATAGTCGTTATACGGCTCCAGATGGGTCATCTGTTGCTCCTGCTGCTTCGGTAATCAGGCCTGTTCTTACGAATGCAACAAAGGAAGAACTTAATGCTGAAATAAATATAACAAAAGGATTGATCGAAAATAAAGTATCTCTAGATGTCTATAATGAAAATGATCAATTAATAAAATCAGATATTAGCAATTTACAAGTTAGTTACAACCAAATTTCTTCTACAGTATCTAAAATTATAAATGGTACCCAAGAAATATCTGGTGTTGTAACACAAAGTAATTTCGTTACAATTTTTTCTTCAAATAAAAATGCATTAGGGCAAGAAGTTATTGAATCTATTAATGTTGGCGGAGGAGGCGTTACAATTGATGCAAGTAGGATTAATCTTAATGGAGCTATTAGTGCAAACGGGAATGTTCAGATTACAACAGATGGAAAACTTATTGCAGTTAACGGAGAGTTTACAGGAAAAATTACAGCGACAGAAGGAGAAATTGCCGGACTGAAATTAAGCAATAATGGATTGAGATCATCTGATTTCAATGCGAGTTCAAAAATAGGCTCTTGTTATGCTAAAAATGGTTTTTCTGTATATGCATCAGGATCCGGCGTACTTGCCCCTTCAACAGGTATGTTACAAGCCGGAATAATAACAGCAACAGGAGATAACGCAGAAATAATCGGATTAGAGATAATAGCCAAAAATACTTCCAGTTATGCAACTTTAGCAAAAATAACAGCATTAAAATTAAGAGCCATAGACTATGTTGATGATAGTAAAAAGATGGCTCCAACTGCGGCTTTAATAGTTGAAGAGGGAGTATCGATATTTAACGGAGATGTTGAGGTAAATGGAAAATCTACATTTAACGGTGCTGTATATTTTAAAAATGTTCAAAACGTTAATGGTAAAAAAAATTATTACTTATGCATAGATAGATCAACAGGACAATTGTATTACAGATAAATTATAAAAAACATGGAAATTAACTATTTTATTTCAGCAAAAGCAACGGCAACGGTACAGAATATAAATGTATCGCTGAGTGCAGAGTATCAAAAAGAGCAAGCACCGGAAGTTATCTCCGTAGTAGCAAACGGATACTTGGACGACGGGAAGAAATTCATGAATGCAACCCTTAAATACAATCCTAAGTCCGAGGATTTCAATTCGATTAACGGATCAAATGTTGACTTGGGTATTATTCAGGAAATTGTTCCGCTAATTACGGAATTTTATAGAAAGATTACTGAAACATTCACTAACTACTAACAAAATGAAATATAGATTCGACGCAAAAAATGTATTTGCAATTGATTTATTGGGTAATAATTATATTCAATTGCTGGAAGAGAATCAAAATAAAGGCATTCATCAACTTATCGGGAATGCTGTTTATGTATGCACAAATACGATTGAAATGCATGAGATTGCAAAAAAGATATTCAACGGGGAAGCGGTGGATATGAATGAAAATGAGACAGAATTATTCAAAGCCTCAATAATGGATTCAACCTGGCATGTTTTTATTAAAAACGCTATTATCTCTGCAATCAGAAACAAATAAAAAAAGAGGCCGCCCTCGCGACCTCAGTATTGAATTTCCCAAGCATAACATCCCAAGTCAATTAATTACAAGTTTATAGTAATTTTTATAAAACACAAAGAAAAATTGCAAATAAATACCTGGGAATAAAGGAGAAAAATATTATTACAGATAACAAAATATGGAACAGTATATACATAAATGGTTATTATTTTCTGCAGGTGCCATAACCGCTTATATGAGTGATATAATCGGAATTGTCATACTGTTTCTTATTCTGTTCATCGCCGATTTTGTTACTGGCTGTGTGGCCAGTTTCCTGACCGGCAATAAAATCGAATCCTACCGGCTGCGCTGGAGTTTTGTCAAGACATTCTGTTATTTCGGGACATTTGTCTTCACGGTCATCTCCGGTCTGTGTCTCAACAAACTGCCGTTCTTCATTAACCTCATGAAGCTGGAGGTGTATGTAGCCCTTTGGATTGAAGCAGTATCGATCACAGAGAATCTGATCAAGATCTTTCCCAGGGTGATATTCCTGGAATACATCCATTTCATGATTAGTACAGAATGGGTGAAGAAAATATCCGGCCTGGCAAATTTTTTAAAAGAGAAAGGAGAAAAGAAATGAAACTGAAACTCGAACGGTTATACCTGAAACCGGATTATACAATCGGAAAATTGTACATAGATGGAAAATATTTTTGTGATACACTTGAAGATCAGGTCAGGGATCTGGCAAAAGAAAGGAAGATTCCGGGACGGACTGCCATCCCTGCCGGGGTCTATGAAGTGATTGTGAATATTTCGCCCAGGTTCCGCCGGAAACTTCCACGCCTTCTGGATGTACCGGGCTTCGACGGGATTCTGATCCACCGGGGCAATACGGCTGAAGACACTTCGGGGTGTATTCTGGTGGGTGAGAATCGGGAGCGGGGCAAGGTCATCAACTCGACCCGGTATGAAGTACAGCTTACCGGAATACTCGAAAGGGCACAGGAAAAAGGGAAAATAACCATTGAAATCATACAGTCATGACAAAGTATCTGCTATTTATGATCCTTGTTTTGGCCACTTTCCTGGCAGTTTCTGTAAAGAACTGCCAGGATATCCGGACGGACCGGAACCGATTATCGGATAATCAGCGTACATTACTTGCTGATATCGAATTTTACCGGACAAAGGATAGCCTGAGTGTTGCAAGTGTGGAACGTCTGACATTGACGAACCGGGAATTCCGGAAATACGCCGGCGAACTGAAGAAAACCGTAGAGGAACTTAATCTAAAGGTAAAACATCTCCAGTCTGCCAGCCAGTCCGCTACCGAAACCAAATACCTGGTAAAAACAGAAATCCGGGACAGCATAATCATTCGGCCTGGTAAAACTGATACACTTAGCTGCATCAACTATCAGGATCCTTACCTTACTTTTTTCGGCAGTATCACCGGAAAGCAATTCTCCGGACTTATCCAAAGTCGGGACACTATTATTCAGCTGATCCATCGCGTTCCACGTCGGCTTTGGTTCATCCGCTGGGGTACAAAAGCAATTCGGCAGGAAATAATAAGCCGGAATCCTTACAGCCGGATCGCTTACACGGAATATATCGAGCTGAAGAAATAATAAAACAGCGCTTTTTGCCATGGCGACAGTGAGCCGGATGAAAGAAGTCCGGATATGTCTTTTTCCGGAATGGCCAGCTTGCCGGACAGGCTTTTGACAGTTTCCCCCGTTTCCTGCATGCGCCTGATCAGCCAGCCGGGAGTAATGTCTTTAATTTCTGTTTTTTCTTCCTGTTCTGCAAAATAGCTGGTATTCTCCAGTTTGTCTATCGTATCGTTTACAGTAGCCTTTATGTATTTTTCGCATTGTTCCCTTTTGGTCCAGCCCCCGCAAAACATGATCAGCTCAATGGGCATTCCCGAGAGGTACATGTTTGTTGCTCCGGATCTTCTTGCGGTATGGCTTGTTATCGCCTCCCATTTTTCGCAGGTATATTGCTTCAGTTCCTGGCCTTCAGTCCGGTAATATACAATCTGATCCTTAATATCGGCCAGACGGCAGATTTCTTTTATGTGTTTGTTGATTTTCTGGTCTGATATTTTGTAGTTAAGGTCGAATCCGCTGTTTAAAATTTCTGCGACAATCCAGTGCATCGGAATTTCAACGGGTTCGGGTTTCCGTAGTGTCGACCCTTTTTGTGGCATGATCTTTATACATTTTCCCTGTATATTGTATTCGGATATCCGGTTAAAATCAGAGATCCTCATACAGCAGAGAGCTCCGATCAGAAATTTATTTTTTACAATATTGAGGGATTCTACTGCAGCCTGAATATTTTGTTTGCGGTGGTCTTTCCTTTGGCTCCTGATCAGGTCTTCTGTAATTTCAAGTTTATAGATACGGGTCAGTTCACTGATGTTCAGGTAGCATGTATCCGCAGTTTCTGATTCTACTTTAAACTTTTTGTATTCTGTGTTGTTGTGGAGTTTGTCAACCTCTTTCGATACTTCCATGAAACGCCGCAGATTCTTGAAAACAGCCCCTATGTAATTCCTTGAAAAATGTTTCTCTTCACCGTTTTTTACAAATGTTTTTTCTAGCAGCCACTTCCGGAATGCAGCTTCAAATTTTAAGGTGATATCTTCAAAATATAGCGTTATCCCTTTTTCTTTTTCGTATTCTTCCAGTTTATTTTTTGTTGTTGTGTAGCCGTTTGTGGTATGTTTTGACAGTCCGCAATCTTTGATATAATTTTCAATGTAGACAATCAGCTTCTGCTCTTGCCTTTTAATTTCAATTGCGTTACTGCCACTCAGGAACAGGCGGACTTTTTCACGAAATTCCGTTTTGGAGGGAACTTTAAAATTTTGCTTGTAATAAAGTATCGCATTTTTCATTGCAGTTTCCACTGCAATTAATTTGTTGTTTATTGCCGGAGCCTCGGGGGAAGCCTTGCAACGCTGATTCCGGAACATTTTTACTTTGACGGATTCTCCCGTAGGAAAATCATAACGCTGGCCAGAATAAGAGATATATCCACGGATAGTGGAAATTTCTCGTTTTGGATTATCTAATGAAAAGCAGACTTCCATATTTTTTTGTTGGAATGAATGTTGGAACAAATGTTGGAATTTTTTATGAATATTCCAAATATTGGGGAAGTATCAAAATACAGTAAAACCACTGTATTTACAGTGGTTTTACAATTATAAAGATTTATATTTGTACTCGAGGCGGGAATTGAACCCGCACGGCCGCAATGGCCACAGGATTTTAAGTCCTGCGTGTCTACCGATTCCACCACTCGAGCATCCTCTTGCGAGAGAGCGAAAAACGGGACTCGAACC